ACTCAATGCCGCATTGACCGAATGCTGTGCAAGAGGATGGGCAGGATTCAAATCAGACTGGGTAAACAAGGATCAGCAAAACAAAACCCAGCACCAGATCAACCAAGAGGGAATCGCAAGATCTCTTGGACTTTTACCAAAAGAAGACCAATACCAAGGCAACACAATTGAAGGAGAAATTTATGACGCAGAACCCAATACTCCCAAACGCTTGGGTTGAAAAAATATTTGCCAGGCTACAGGGCATCTATGGCAGAGAGTTCACTGGGCAGTACAGCACCGGCATGGTTAACGGCATTGACCCTGGACTGGAAAACGCAAAGGCCACATGGGCTGAAGAACTCGGCTCATTTGTGAAATGGCCAGAGGCAATTGCATATGCACTCGAGCACCTACCAGAACGCGTACCAAACTGCATCAAGTTTAAAGAACTGTGCCGCATGGCACCACGCCCAGAGCCAGTGAAGTTGGAATTCAAATTGTCTGAAGAGCAGTTGGCTGAGAACAAAGCCAAGGTCAAAAAGATGATGGAAGAACTGCGTGAAAAGATGGCAATGCCAAAGGAGCAAAGATGAATATCGAAAAGACACCACTGCGTGTGAAGTGCGAAGTCTGCAAGCATGAATGGGCGCCACTATTTTTACCAATGTCACTCGAACATGTAGTGCGGATCACAAAAAAAGCCACTTGCCCAGCATGTGGCACTGATGAAAAACGAATGAGCATATTGATGGAGGAAAACAAATGAGCATGATCAAAGCAATTGGAACTGCATTTTTTGTAATCATTGCATTTGGCATTGTTGGCCAGATGGATTACGAGGATGCAATCAAAGAAGAGCAACACTACTGCGACATGGTGCGTGAAGGCCATTGGCCAAAATACAAAACCGATGTTGATTGCAAGCGCATCAATCAAGAACACATGGTGCGAGGTATCAAGTTATGACCTACGGCAACGCGGCACAAGACTACCAGGGGCGGCAAGGTGTCGGCGTAAACATTGGCGAAGAGATCTTCGAGCAATGGTGCAATCGTAATGCGTGGAACTGCACACGCCTTGGCTTTGACGAAAAGTTTGCAAATGTAGGAGCGTTCTATAACTTGAACCCAGTCCTGCGAAACATGCCGGACTATGTGATTCAGCGTGAAGAAAAAACTTTTGCAGTCAATGTGAAGGGCACACCCAACATCAAAGAAAAAGAACGACTGCTGTTGCCTCAATTGATCGATGCGTATTCATCACAGAAGGCGCCATTGATCTATGTGTTTTGCATTCGCAATGAACGAATAAGGTTTGCAGAAGCGGAGCACATCATCGAACTGTATGACATCGAGTCAGACAAAAAATGGAATGATGGTGTGGTCTATCGAACAATCAATTTAATGTGCGTGAGGTAAACATGGAAATGATTCACAGTCTGTTAATGACAATCGGCTTGCTTGCAATTGGTGCCGCAATCGCATTCATATCACTGGTCTTGTGGATGTGGTGGTTGTCTCGATGAATAAGATCAGATGGAGGCAATGCTGTCATTGCATGGCCAAATTTAAATGGGAACGCGGCGTCAAATATTGCCGCAAATGTAGAAAGGTATTTTTATGAAATTCGCACGAGTTTTTGATGTGGCACGCTATGGCCAAATCGTCATCATGAAAAAACAAAACGACGAAGGTGCGCCTGAGTTAAGATTCTTTTGCCAGCCTGAAGGCTTTGGTGTCTGTCAATTTGCCATCGGTTGGAACGACGAAGAGCAAGCAGAGAAAAATATGCACGAAGCATTTGACCGCATGGTGATGCGTGAGGCTATCGAGATCTGCGACGGATACTTCAAACACATGACCGCACAGGAAAACAAACATTGACCCCACGGGAAAAATACGAGATCGATGTCACGCTCCACGATGGGCGTGTCGTTGGATCATGGTCCAGAGAATGGATCGTTGAATGTGAGGCAAAGCATTTGCTCAAGATGAACCTGGCCAATCGCAGGCATGAACTTGATGAGCGAATAAAAAAGCGCGGACACAAATCCGTCAATGAACTTAAAGCCGTGATGGCCTCAATACACGAAAAGAAAAAGCATGACCGAACTGGAACAAGCAAAACGAATCCTTGATCGAACTCGAGAAGGATGGAGCATACACCCACAACAGATAAATTGGGCGCTCGAAAAAACAGGTGATATCGTTGCGGAAAATTCAATGATGATGCAAAATCATCAAAGTGCAATTTCGCACGACACTGGAGATCATCATGGGATATGGCAAAGACAAAGGTAAGAAACCACCAAAGCGTTAAGCAGTACCCGATGGAATGAGATGAAGGGAAAAAGGCGCGTGCAATTTGTAGCAGTTAATGAACAGGGATACCGAATCGGGGCGTCCCATCACAATGCCCGCCTCCCGGATGATGTGATTGACAAAATCCGAGACATGCACGAAGACAACGAAATTGGCTATCGCAAACTGTCCAAGATCTTCAACATTCCACTGAGCACCATCAAAAAAATTTGCAAGTACGAGCGACGAGCGCAAACCATAGACAGATGGAAAAAGATCATCGATGACAAAGAAGATTGAAAAGCGACCACCAGGCAGGCCAGCAGAGCCAGTGCCACAGGACAAGATCGACGAGATCTGTGAATGGATCACGACTGGCCAAACACTTCGTCAGTGGTGTAGAAACAACAACATTCACTACTCGACCGTGTACCTTTGGATGGGGAAAGACAAGGAGTTTGCTCAACGCTTCGCGCAGGCGCGTGAGATTGGCCATGACTGCATTGCCGATGACGCGCTCGAGATCATCGATACCGCGCCCCTCATGACTGGTGGGGACAACCCAAAATACGACAGCGCCCATGTGGCATGGCTTCGCAACCGTGCGGAGTACCGGCTCAAACTGTTGGCCAAATGGAACCCCAAGAAGTACGGCGACCGCACTACCCTGGCAGGCGACCCAGACAATCCATTGATGGAGCCATTGGACGACACCCAGCGTGCGGCCAAACTGCAAGCGATCCTGGCCACAGCACAGGCGCGAAAGGCCAAAAATGGTGGAGGCGTTTGATCCTGGCTTGCTGGCCTATCTGACCGAAGATGAAAGGGCGGAACTCGATTCCCTTTTGACCAGCGACAAAACCCTATGGCGCCCACTGCCTGGGCCGCAAAGCATGGCATTTGAAAGCATGGCCGACATCATTGGTTATGGCGGTGCGGCGGGGGGTGGCAAGACTGACTTGGCCTGCGGCAAGGCGCTCACACAGCATCGCAAGGTTGGCATTTTCCGATTAAACGGAACCGAGTTGACCGGCGTGTTGGACCGTATCACTGAATTGCTTGGTGGCCGTAATGGGTACAACGGCAAAGACAATATCTGGCGGACCAGGCGTGTCGACGGCGTGGCCATCCAGGTCGAGTTCGGGTCATTCCCAAACCCAGACGACGAGAAAAAATATCAGGGTCGACCGCATGACCTGCTGGTCTTTGATGAGGCCGCAAACATGCGCGAGTCAGCCGTGCGCTTCCTGCTTGGCTGGTTGCGTACCACGGTGTCAGGCCAAAGATGCCAGGCATTGCTGACATTTAACCCACCGACAACAGCCGAGGGCCGCTGGATCATCCAGTTCTTTGCGCCTTGGCTGGATAAGAAACACCCGAACCCGGCAGAGCCTGGCGAGTTGCGATGGTTTGCGACGGTCGACGGCAAAGATGTCGAGGTCGAGTCTGGCGATGAGTTCGAGCACAACGGGGAAAAGATCAAGCCACTGTCCCGGACCTTCATTCCTTCGCGCATTAGTGATAACCCTTACTTGATGGGAACCGGCTACATGGCACAACTGCAATCACTACCCGAGCCATTGCGCTCACAGATGCTCTATGGCGACTTCCAGGCAGGCATGGAGGACGATCCATGGCAAGTGGTACCAACGGCATGGGTTGAGGCCGCTATGGCCCGCTGGAAGCGTCCTGACAAACTTAAACCCATGGACAGCATGGGCGTCGATGTGGCCCGAGGCGGCAAAGACAACACGATCATCGCAAGGCGGCACGACATGTGGTTTGATGAGCCACTGGCCTACACCGGCACGCAGACACCAGACGGTCCAACAATTGCTGGCCTGGTGGTGGCCGCACAGCGCGACCGGGCGCCAATCCACATTGACATTATCGGGGTCGGCTCCAGCCCCTATGACTTCCTGAACGAGATGGGCCAGCAGGTGCTGGGCGTCAATGTGGCCGAGTCAGCCCTGGGCATGGACAAGAGCGGTCGCCTGCGATTCAAGAACCAGCGGTCCGAATTGTGGTGGCGCATGCGCGAGGCGCTCGACCCATCCAATAACACCGGCATTGCGTTGCCTCCAGATCAACGCCTCTTGGCTGACCTATGCGCACCGACCTGGAAACTTGTGGGGCAGACCGTGGCCGTGGCCAGCCGGGAAGAGATCCTCGACAAGATTGGCCGCTCGCCTGACTACGCCTCGGCATTCTGCTTGGCGCTGATGGACACGCCAAAGCGATCGATCATGCAGGAACTGGGCGGATACAAGCAGAGAAAAGACCATGACCCATATGCGCACCTTTGAGCAAGTAGCCACGGGCCTAGATGTTGAGCCATTGCTGGCCAGGCTGAACGAGATGCCACAACTGTGGGGCGAGATTACTGCACGCCAGGAATACACCGGCACTGCGCACACAGACACCGAATGCATCTATCCGCGTGGCCCATACAAGTTTACGCCCTACTACTACATGTTTGACCTGGGCGCCTACGACTACCCAGTGATGGACACTCTGGCCGATGTCCTGGTCCCGGTGCTCAGACCGTTGTTGACAGATGTGCTCAAGGTCGAAGAGTTGGGGCGCGTGCTTATCGTTAAACTCAAACCCGGTGGCGTGGTGACCCCGCACATCGACGAAGGAACCTATGCCGATTACTACGCCCGCTTCCATGTGGCAGTGACCGGCACAGACAAGGCGACGCTGACGGCTGGACCAAACACCCAGCACTTTGCGCCTGGTGAGGCCTGGTGGTTTGACCACAAGGTCACGCATTCAGCACGAAACGACGGTGATACCGACCGCATTCACATCATCATTGATGCAGTGACTTCATTGTTCCCGATGCGCCAGGTACCCGTATCCGATAATCAAGCCACTACTGTGGCGTCAATAGTGGGGAACCCATGACCGAAATACGACTTTCTGATGTCGACGAGATGCTGGCCAATGCTGGCGCGTTGTTCTCTGAGCACTGGGAAGAGGTCGCTCTCAACAAGCAGGTGATGGTACTCAAGCCTGATGAGCAAAAGTACCGCACCATGGAGGCCAACGGAATGTTGTTGATCCTCGGTGCTTTTTGTGACGGCAGAGTCGTGGGGTACTCGGTGAACTTCGTGACTAATCATCCGCACTACGCCGACCTCATTGTGTGCAACAACGACTTGCTCTTTGTGACTGAAGACAAGAGGTGTGGCCGACTTGGTTTGCAATTGATTCGGGCGACGGAAAAAGAAGCGAAGCAACGAGGCGTTCAACTGATGCTGTGGCATGCCAAGCCTGGCACTGCTTTAGAACAGATGATGCCTCGTCTAGGTTACGGTGTGCAGGACACCATCTTCAGTATTCAGATCTGAAAGGAGATCATCATGGGTGTAACAGCGGCAGTAGCGGCGGTGGTGGGAACCACTTATGCGGTATACAGTGGCGAACAAGCCAAGGATCGGCAGAAGGAAGCAATGCGTCAGCAAGAGACTGTTCAAAAGCAACAACTTGAGCAGGCGACAAAGCAAGCCGAAACCTCACAGCAAAACATTAACAAAGCCAACCAAAAACGCGCCGACACGCAAGCAGTTATGGCTGATGCGCAGATGGCAAGCGGTGGTGGTGCAAGCGGCACGATGTTGACTGGTCCGCAGGGTATCGACCCTCAACAGTTAGCACTTGGCAAGAACACACTTCTCGGCGGTTAAACCATGAGTCAATTCCCCAGCGACGCACAGTCGTATCCAAACGCCCCAGAACGGGACAAACTGTTCACGCGCTGGGGCCAACTCAAGTCGGAGCGTGCATCCTGGTGGTCGCACTGGCAAGAGATCACAACCTACTTGCTACCTCGCAATGGGCGCTACTTCGTCCAGGACCGAGACAAGGGCTGGCGTAGGCATAACAACATCTATGACAACACCGGCACTCGCGCACTGCGCGTGCTTGGCGCTGGCATGATGGCTGGTGCTACATCGCCTGCTCGACCATGGTTTCGCCTGGCAACAGCAGATCCAGAACTAAACAAATTCCAACCTGTAAAGGTGTGGCTCGATGACACGACCCGCCGCATGCAGATGGTATTTCAACGATCCAATACCTACCGCGCACTGCACTCGATGTACGAGGAACTGGGCGCCTTTGGTACTGGCGTATCGATCGTTCTGCCTGACTTTCAAAACATCATCCATCACTACGCGTTGACGACTGGCGAATATTGCATTGCCACGAATTACCAGGGCAATGTGAACACGCTCTATCGTGAATACGAAAAGACGGTGGCCGAGGTGGTGCAAGAGTTCGGGCGCGAGAACTGTTCGACTGCGGTGCGCAACATGTTTGACCGTGGCTCACTGGATCAGTGGGTGCCAATCATTCACGCGATCGAGCCTCGATCTGATCGAGACACTCGCAAGCGCGACAACATGAACATGCCATTTGCGTCGTATCACTTTGAGGTGGGCGGCGACAACAACAAGTTCCTGCGCGAGTCTGGATTCAAGATGTTCCCGGCACTGGCTCCTAGATGGGGCACAACTGGCGGCGACATCTACGGCAACAGCCCTGGCATGGAAGCATTGGGCGACATCAAGCAATTGCAACACGAGCAACTGCGCAAAGCCCAGGCAATCGATTACCAGGTCAAACCACCGCTCCAGGTGCCGACCTCGATGAAGAACCGGGATGTCGAAACACTGCCTGGTGGCGTGTCATTTGTTGACGCAAACTCACCAAGCGGCGGCATCAAGTCTGCATTCGAAGTCAACCTGAATTTACAGTACCTGCTCAATGACATCATGGATTGCCGCGAGCGTATCCGTGGCGCGTTCTATGCTGACCTATTCTTGATGTTGGCCAACGCAACAGACACACGCATGACAGCAACCGAAGTGGCCGAGCGTCACGAAGAGAAACTGCTCATGCTTGGCCCTGTGCTTGAGCGCCTGCACAATGAACTGCTTTCACCATTGATCGACATGACATTCACCCGCATGGTCGAGGCTGGCGTGCTATTGCCACCACCTCCAGAGTTGCAGGGCATGGAGTTGTCAGTTGAGTTCGTCTCGATGCTGGCCCAGGCACAGCGTGCTATCGGCACCAACAGCGTTGACCGCTTCGTCGGCAACCTGGGCGTCGTGGCCAACATGAAGCCTGATGTGCTCGACAAGTTCAACGGCGACGCGTGGGTTGATGCCTATGCCGACATGCTGGGCGTCGATCCAAACATGCTGGTAGGTGGCGAGCAAGTGGCCATGATCCGTGAGAATCGCAACATTGCACTCGCGGCCAAGGAACAGCAAGCGGCTATTCACCAGCAGGCGCTGATCGCAAAAGATCTTTCACAAGCACAGACGACAGAGCCTAGCGCCCTGACGAATGTTATCGATATGTTCTCTGGATACAACACACCCTGAAAGGAATAAACATGCCAATGATCAACATGCAAAAAGCACCCGAGCGGGAAGAGATGCCGGGAGAATACGAGTCCGATGAGCCGCGTTACCCATACGGCCTGTGCATCAGCCTGGGCAAAGACGAACTTGAGAAACTTGGCATCACTGCGTTGCCGAAAGTTGGCACTGAGATGACCATCATGGCCAAGGCCTATGTCAAGATGACTCGTGCATACGAGACACAAGGCGAAGGCGAAGACATGGGCATCGAGTTGCAGATCACCGACATGGAGATCCAAGGCAACCAGCAACAGCGCAATGCCGAAGCGTCGACCATGCTTTACGGCGGCACTGAGTAAGCATGCCCGCAAAGTCTGAAAAGCAAGCCCGCTTCATGCAGGCTGTAGCCCACAACAAGGAGTTTGCCAAGAAGGTGGATGTGCCTCAGTCTGTGGGCCGTGACTTTTCTCAAATGGCTGAAAAGATGTACCCAGCCAAAGAAAAGAAAAAGGGGTAGGCCATGCCAGGACAGGGCTTGTGGGCCAATATCCACGCAAAAAGAAAACGCATCGAGCAGGGATCAGGTGAGCGCATGCGCAAGCCTGGCGAAGAAGGTGCGCCTACCAGGAAAGACTTTAAAGAGTCTGCCGCTGAGAAGTTGTACGGTAAAGACAAGGACAAAAAATAATGGCACGCCAAAAATACCAGGGTGCGCCTTGGCTGTACGACGACACAACTGAAGACATAATTGGCGTTAAAGATCCAGATGGATCTGAGTTTTACTTCCAGCGTGCGCCGTTACTTGGCTTGTTTCATGACAACACAACGCAAACTGCCGCCTTGGCAAACACAGCGTACGCAATGACTCTTGGTGAAACCGACATATCTCGGGGGATAACAATTGTCGACACAACCAAAATTACAGTGAGTCGTGCTGGTGTTTACAACATTCAATTTTCAGTTCAATTGGATAGGACCAATTCTGGTACCGATGTTGTTGATATATGGTTCAGAAAAAACGGGGTTGATGTCTCTGATTCAAACACCAAAGTTACGATAAGTGGTTCGGCTAATGCCTGCAAGACAGTCGCGGCCTGGAACTTTTTTGCTCAAGCCAATGCTGGCGACTATTTCCAAGTCATGTGGAATACCCCAGATACCCGCGTAAATCTTCATTACAACGCGGCAGGTACCAGCCCAACCAGGCCAATTACACCGTCGGTCATTGTGACCGTTAATGAAGTTGCCGCATGACGGTACCCGTATCCACATGTGCCATAGATAGATTGACGCCATGAGCAAAGAATTTGACCCGATCGATTTGCGTGGGCAAGAGCGTGCTAAATCCGAGAAGGATGTACGCGAGAAACTAGCCCGCGAAAACGAGGAGGCCGATATTAAGTGGCTCATGGGTAGTAAGAGGGGGCGCCGTGTAGTGTGGCGTCTTATGGACCAATCCGGCGTGTTCCGGCTGTCGTTCAATACCAACTCGATGCAGATGGCATTCGCAGAAGGTAACAGGAACTTCGGCAATCGCATGCTCGCGATGATTCACTCTCTGTGCCCTGAGTTATATCCACAAATGGTAAAGGAGCAATCCAATGACAGAATCGCTGATGACGGATCAAGCCGCAACGACCACTGAAGGCACGCCCGCATCGCAAGACGCCTCGAGCACACAACCGACGGGGGGTGAGCAACAGGCGGCGCAACAACAGGCTGATAGTACGCAGAACCAGCAGGCTGGCCAGGATGGTCAGGACACTGGCAATGCCGAAGGCGACAAGGCCGGTGACACCAAACAAGGTGCCCCGGAAGCGTATGAATTCAAAGCACAAGAAGGCCGAGAGTTCGACCCTGAGGTGATGAAATCATTCTCGGAAATCGCCAAGGAATTGGATCTGCCACAAGATGCCGCGCAGAAAGTGCTGGACAAAGTCGCACCAAAGATCTTGGAGCGTCAGATGCAGGCACTGGAAAATGTGCGCAACGAGTGGGCTGAGAACGCTCGCACCGACAAGGAATTCGGGGGTGACAAACTCAACGATAACCTGGTCGTGGCAAAGAAGGCTCTCGACTCATTTGGTACGCCAGAACTGCGCAAGTTGTTAAACGAGTCTGGCCTGGGCAATCACCCGGAGATGATCCGATTGATGTACAGGGCAGGCAAAGCAATCAGTGAGGACCGCTTTGTCGGTGGCACTAGAGGTGGTCAGAAGTCTGGCCCCAAAGGTTTCAACGATCTAGCATCCGCGCTTTATTCAAATCAGCAAACTTAATAGGAGTCCAAAATGGCTACTTTGTCGAACAACTCTCTCACCCTCGCCGATTGGGCGAAACGCGTCGACCCGGACGGTCGAGTTCCCGTCGTTGCAGAACTGCTTTCGCAGAGCAACGAGATCCTCGAAGACTGCGTGTTTAAGGAAGGCAATTTGCCTACCGGCGAACGCGTTGTGATTCGTACTGGTCTGCCCACTGTCTACTGGCGTGCGCTGAACCAAGGTATTCCTTCAAGCAAATCAACCACTGCACAAGTGGACGAGGCTTGCGGAATCTTGGAAGCCCGCTCTGAAGTGGACAAAGACTTGGCTATGCTGAACGGCAACACCGCTCAGTTCCGCCTGTCTGAAGACACCGCTTTCTTGGAAGCGATGAACCAAACCCAGGCAACCACGCTGTTCTACGGCAACCCTGGTGTTGATCCCAAGCAGTTCTTGGGCCTTGCCGCTCGCTACAGCGACAGCACTGCCGCCAACGGTCAGAACATTCTGAAGGCTGGTGGATCTGGCTCTGACAACACTTCGATTTACCTCGTTGTGTGGGGCGACAACACTGTGTATTGCCCATTCCCTAAGGGTTCCAAAGCCGGTCTGATTCACGAAGACCTCGGCGAGCAAACCGTTTACAACAGTGACGGCACTCGCATGCAAGCATTGGCAACTCGTTACCAGTGGAAGAATGGCTTGGTCGTTAAAGACTGGCGTTATGTTGTGCGCATCGCAAACATCGATGTGTCCGACTTGATTGCTCAGACTGGTACCCAGGCTTCTAGTGCCGCAACCGCGATCATCAAACTGATGGCTCGTGCTCTGTACCGCATTCCTAACATGGCTATGGGCCGTGCCGCGTTCTACATGAACCGCACTGTTCACTCTGGCTTGTCGATTGCGGCATTGGACAAGAGTCAATATGTCTTGAAGATCAACGAAGGCTTGAGCCAGTTCGGTATGCCTTACTCTTGGCTGTCGTTCCTCGGCGTTCCGCTCCGTCGTGTTGACGCATTGCTCAATACCGAAGCGGCCATTTCTTAATTGGTCCATTAAACACTGAAAGGAACAAAACCATGATTACCGATAAACTGCTCCGCGTCTCCACTGACCAAGCCGTGACTACGACTGCCGTGTCGACTGATACTGTCGACTTGTCT